AACAACTGTATTGAAATTATTAGAATTTCAGTATAAAAGATTACATTATGATAATGCTGGTGGTAAAATTTTATCAGCTAGACAAAGAGAATTAACCTCATATAGTAAATCAGAAAAAATTCCAGGGTTTCAAGCCACTAGTGTTCGTGTACCAATGTTATCAAACCTAGAAATTCAAATCAGAACAAATGTTATTAAAGTACGTTCATCTAGAATGATATCAGAAATGAAAACTTTTATTTATAAAAATGGTCGTGCTGACCATATGGAAGGTTATCATGATGATTTATTAATGGCTCTTGCAATGGGATTATGGGTAATTGAACATTCGTTTAAAAATCTTGAACGATTAGAAAAACAAACTAAAGCAATGTTAAGTTCTTGGGTTATTGGTTCATCAATAGAAGTTGAACCAGAAAAAGAACGTGGTAATGGTTTTGTACCTATCGACCAAAAAGGTAAAGCCGCTTTACCAAAACCTAAATTTAACCCAATTATAAGTAAAAACATGCAAGACCCTACTGGTCAATATATGTGGTTATTTAGTGGTTCAAAATAAAGTAAACTATTTAAATTTTAATATATTAGTTTATTATTAATAAAAAAAATATTATGTCAGAAAAAAATTTAACGGTATTTCAAAGGCTTGGTCAAATTTTAGGACCAGATACCTCAACAAAACAACAAATAAAACAAACTCAAAAATATAATATCGGTAAAAGTGAATTAATTAGAACTACCGATAAAGCTGAATATGATGCTGCTAAATTACAAGCAATGCAAAATAAACACTTAGGTCAAGTTTGGAAAAAAGTTGAAAGTGGTTTATTCCAACAATCAATGAATTATGAAACAACACGTATTGGTTCATATTCTGATTTTGAAGCAATGGAATTTTATCCAACAATTGCAGCAGCATTAGATGTAATGATGGAAGAATCAACTACACTTAATGATAAAGGAAGAATGCTTAATGTTTATTCGGAAAGTACACGTGTTAAAAGTATCCTAGAAGATTTGTTTTATAATAGATTAGATTTACATACTACACTTCCAATGTATGGTAGAAATATGTGTAAATATGGTGATAACTTTGTTTATTTAAATATTGATGATAAACATGGTATTTTAGGTGGTAAACAAATGCCTAACTATGAAATGGAACGTAGAGAAACAGGGTTATTTGATATGATTACTGGACGTGAAATGATTCATAATGAAACACAAACAAGTGGTGATAAAGTTAAGTTTTTTTGGAGAGGTCGTGATATTGAATTTAATTCATGGCAAATTGCACATTTTAGATTATTAGGTGATGATAGACGTTTACCATATGGTACATCTGTTTTAGAAAAAGTTAGAAGAATTTGGAAACAACTTATTTTATCTGAAGACTCAATGCTTGTTTATCGTATCACAAGAGCACCTGAACGTAGAGTTTATAAGATTTTTGTTGGTAATATGGATGATGCAGATGTTGGACAATATGTAAATCAAATCGCTGATAGATTTAAAAGAATGCCAATTACTGACCCACAAACAGGGCAAATTGATTTGAGATTTAATATGATGGCAAATGACCAAGATTATTTTATTCCAGTTAGAAGTGAGGATGCTCCTAATCCGATTGATGTGTTGCCTGGGGCGGCTAATTTAGACCAAATTGCTGATATTGAATACTTGCAAAGAAATTTATTTACCGCTTTACGTGTACCTAAACCATTTTTAGGGTTTGAAGAAGCTACTGGTGATGGTAAAAATTTAGCTGTTCAAGATATTAGATTTTCTAGAACAATCAATAGAATACAACAATCTATGATTCAAGAACTTAATAAAATAGCTATCATTCATTTATATATTTTAGGTTTTGAAGATGATTTAGATAATTTTACATTAACACTTAATAATCCATCAACACAAGCTGAAATGCTTAAAATTGAACATGAACAACAAAAAATTACATTATTTAAAGATGCTACTAGTGATTTAGGTAACGGTTTTGCACCAATGTCAATGACTAGAGCACATAGAGAAATTATGGGATGGTCTGATGATGAAATTAAACAAGATTTACTTGAACAACGAATGGAGAAAGCCGCTCAAGCTGAATTAGCTAGAACAGCTTCAGTTATTAAACATACTGGTATGTTTGATAAAGTTGATAGAATTTATGGTGATATGGAAGTAGCTATAAATGGTGGTGGTGAAGACACACCTGAAGGTGAAGACGCTGGTGGAACTGGTGGTGGCGGTGGCGGTTCATTTGGTGGCGGTGGCTTAGGTGGTGAAGATTTAGATTTTAGCGGTGATGGTGATACTGTAGATGATGAATCTTCAACTGACGAAGCTGGTGTTGAAGGTGATATAGATACTGAAACACCAGTAGAAGAACCAACAGATACTCTTTCAGAATCTGTAAATAAAATTAATAAAAAATTAAATGAAGAAAAACATATTTTAGAAAAAAAATTAAAAAATAGAACTAAAAAATATCAAGACATTTATTTCAATAAATTATTAGAATCAGTTAATACTAATAATGTAACACCTGAAGAAAAATTAAAAATGTATGATAAAAATGTAAAAGTTAATGAAGAAATAAACAATATGATAAAAGGTATTGATAAAATCTTAGATGAATAACATCTTTTTTAAAAAATAACTATATTTATTAGTAAATTATAACATGCAAAATTTTGGAAAAATACAAAACGAATTTAATGATTTGTTAGCGGAAGGACTAGTTAAAGAAAACACCGTTAACAAAGAACTATTCAAAAAATATATTAAACTAATTAAAGAAAGTGATATTTTAAAATCACAATTTTTAATTTATAATAATATTGAGAATAAAGTTTGTGATGATTCATTTACTATTAACCTATTTGTTAATGAAAATCTTAAATTATTAGAGAAATATAAAATATCAGATATAATTAAAGAGAATAAAAAATTATATTCTTTATTAGAATCGGTTAAAAAAGATGTTTCTGAAACATATGATGTAAAATTAGTTAATTTACATGAATCATTAAGTAAATTAATTTTCACAAAAAAAACACCTAATAATGTTGAAATAATAACAGAAAATTTGATGTCTGTTATCAACTATATTAAAGAAAATAAAACAAAAGTAATTAATGAAAAAATTGAATTACCTAACAGTATGTTATCAACATTAATGGTTGATAAATATAATGAAAGATATTCAATTTTAAGTGAAAACGAAAAAGAAATTCTTAAAGTTCTTATTGAATCTACTGATGATGAGAAAAAAGAAGTTTATAATAAAAACTTAAAAGAATGTATTGAATTGATTAATGAAAACCTTATTAACTCTGATTTAAATACCAAAGAAAAATTATTACAAGTAAAAGAAAAATTACTTAATGATTCGGGTGAAATAAATGAAGATTTTTATAAAAATATCTCTAGATTGGTAGAGTTAAAAAAGAGTTTACAAAATAACGATTAATTAACTATTTTTAAATGAAAAGTGTTCCAAATGAAAATATCTTACAATTACGAAAATTAACTGCACAATTTTGTGCTGAGGATAAATTTGATAAATATTATAAAAAAATCATTGATGAAATGAAAAAAGTTCTAGAAGAAAGTAAAAATCAAATTGATAATGATACCACTCCAAAAGAAAAAGTTAAATGTTATGAAAAGATGTGTTTTACTATAACAAACTTATTACAAAAAATTAAATAAAATGGTTGAACCAAAAGATACATGGGGTGAATACAGTAAGTTAGTTCTTAATGAATTGGAACGACTTAATGATAATTATGAAAAAATGCGTACTGATTTCGATGTGAAACTTAATGAAATGAACATTAAATTAGGTGAAGTTAAAAATATAGAAAAAAGTGTTAACGCTAACCAAGCTTGGATTGAGAAAGTTAATGAGGTTTGGTCACCTAGTCAAATGAAAGAAGCTAAGGATGAAATTTACAAACAAAAAGGTGTTTTAGCAGCCGCTATCGCTATTGTAACTTTTATTCAAGTAGCTATAGGTATTGCTTTATCTATTTGGGGAAAATTTTAAAATAAGGTATTGACTACCTGGATTAAAAGAAGTATAATTGTATATAAAATCCCAGGTATGAAAAACGGAAAAGAACTTAAAAACAGTAAACACAAAAATTATAATATAGTTTTTGGTAGTGTTAATAATAAACACTCAAAAGCAATCTATATTAATTTATCGGCATGGGCCGAACCACAATATGATGAACATATTGTTTATGGTAGAGTAATTAAAGATATTAATAAAAAAGTTAAACAAACATTATTTAATATTTTTGAAACTGAAAATGAAAAAGAAATTAAAAAAAATAATACAATAGTTGATTTAGATATTAGAGAATCTGGAATTAGATATGGTAAAAGAAGTTTTTTAAATTGTGAAATAACTCTTTTTTTAAATTCTGAAACACCTGTTAACTCAGAAAACATGAAAGAAAAATTAGATTATATTGTGGAAATGTTAATTAAAAACGCATTTGAAAACAATAAAATATTTAACTTTCACAAGAAAAAAAACTAATTTATAAATAAAAATTAAAGCCCTCAAACGTTATGTTTGGGGGCTTTTTCATTTATACTACATATTTATATCTATATACTTAAAATATGGATAGAGAAATAAAAATATTAAAACGTGGACAAAGTGGTTATGGTGTTTTAATTGAACATGATGCTGGTTTTATTAGCCCTGACGAACCTAGAAACCAACCATTTATCAATGAAGTTAAAAAACTTGAGACAGGAAAATTAACTATTATGGAACCATTAGTTGTTTACGTTGTATTACAAAAATATGGTATTCTAAATCGTAATGGTAGAATTTATCCAGAAGCGATTCTTAAGAGTCAAGATAGACTTTATCAACAAGCAATTAGAGAACGTAGAGCGGTTGGAGAATTAGACCACCCAGAATCTTCAGTTATTGCTGGTGATAGAATTTCACATAATATAATTGAAACATGGTGGGAAGGTCATACTCTTATGGGTAAGATGGAAATATTGATGACACCTGGATTTATTAATTATGGTATTGTATCAACAAAAGGTGATGAAGTAGCTAATTTACTTAGAAATAGAATTAAAATTGGTGTGTCTTCTAGAGGTGTAGGTTCATTGAAAGAAGGTAGAAATGGTGAACAAATAGTTCAAGATGACTTTGAAATTATTTGTTGGGATATAGTAACAGCACCATCAACACCAGATGCTTGGATATTTAAAAACCATGAAGAAGCTAAACCATATGTTGAGAACACAGAACATAAAAAACCTATTTTAAAAGAATCACTAATAGATAATTTAAATAAATTTTTATTAGAATAAAAAAAAAATATATATTTTTTTACAAAAAAATGGCTTTTAGTAAAATAAGATATATTTATTAGGAAATGGGGTATAATAACTCGAATATTTATAAAAAAAATTAAACAAAGAAATGGCTGAAAAAAAATCAATACTTGAAGAAGCATTATTGGATATTAATAAAATCCAAGAGGCTTTGAATGCCAACACTAAAGAAATACTTCGTAGCGTTGCTAAAGAAGAAATTAACGGTGTTGTGAAAGAATCTCTTATGGATGTAAAAGAAGAAGAGTATGAAGAAGAAGATTTAGAAGCTGGTGATGCTGAAACTTTAGACTTAGACGCTGTTGGCGGTGAGGATGAAATGGGTGCGGAAGCTGG